CTATGCAACATGGTACTTCGTCGTATTAACGAGGTGGAGATTGCACAAGCTGATTTTGGTACAGTGCGTGGCGTACAGGCACTAGTCAAAGACGCGGTACGTGCGGCGATTGCAAAGATCAATCAGGCTGAGTTTGAATGGCCCTTCAATGCAAGCGAACATACGCAGGTTCTTGAGGTAGGCAGGACCGAATATGATTGGCCTGATTATTTCAAAATTGCAGATTTTAACTCATTCCAAATTCAGAAAAATGACTCACTAGCCACTGGTTATAAGACCCTGTCAGCTATTGAGCGGGATGATTGGTATAGGGATTATAGGGACACCGACTATGAAGCTGGTTCTGCAGGACGCGGAGTACCCGACTTTGTATTTCCTTCTCACGGCACAGGCTTCGGCGTAACCCCTTCCCCAGACAAGGCATACAGTGTTCGCTTTCGCTATTATCTAAATTACGCAGACCTTACCGCATATGATGACGTAACCCGTATTCCTGAGAGTTTTGATACAGTCATAGTAGATGGTGCATTATACCACCTCTATATGTTCAAAGACAATCTGGATGCTGCTAACGCGGCATTTATTGCTTTTCAGAGCGGCCTGAAAGACCTGCAGACTTTGTATATAAACAGTTATCAATCTGTTCGGGACACAAGGATTAAGTTCTAATGGCAGACGAAATCCAGAGCTATAAAGTAGTATGCTCAGGTGGTCTAAACAGTAACGAAAACCATTTGTTTCTGTCTGAGGCTGCGTCAGGTGCCGCTACACGATTGGTAAATTATGAACCTAGTCTATATGGTGGCTATCGTCGCGTAGAGGGTTATGGTCTACTAGAAGGGTTAGATACAGAAGTTGGTGAAGGCGTAGCCGAAGGCCCAGTACTAGCCGTAGCCATCTATAAGAACGAACACCTTGGTAACCCATATATCATGGCTGCTCGTAAGGATGTAGGAGCTAATACCTACAAGTTCTATAAGTTCATATCTCAAGTTGGCTGGCAGGCAATGACCAACAGCCTGACACTGAATACGACTGACGGTGTTCGCACCGTAACCAAGCTACGACACGCACAGTTTGACTTTGGTGACGGCTCCCACATCATCTTCGTAGACGGGGTCAATAATGCCACAATCTTTGATGGGACAAACTGGTATCAGCTAAATTCTTCGGGTGCTGGTACGTCTGCAAGCCCCGGAGGCAACCAGATAGTTAATGCCCCCGCTATTGTAGAAGTCTTCGAGAACCATATCTTTCTAGGCGGCGATAGAACTTCACGTGCTGTGATCTGTCACTCCGCTCCTACAAACCCATTTGATTTTACTTCAGCTTCGGGCGGCGGTCAGATACTACCGGGATTTAATGTAGTCCAGTTTAAGCCTTTCCGCGACGACTTGTTTGTGTTTGGTATCAACCAAATTAAGAAAGTCAGCCCAGACATAACTGCAGGATTTGTACTAGATCAAGTTACAGCTAACGTAGGCTGCGTGGCACGGGACAGTGTTCTTGAAATCGGTGGTGACCTAATCTTCTTATCACCTGAAGGTTTCCGTCCTGTTGCAGGTACATCCCGTATTGGTGACGTTGAAATCCAAACGCTATCAAAGTCTATTCAGGTTACTCTGGTTAACATGATACGCCAATACGACATGGACACAATGAATGGTGTTGTGATCCGTGGTAAGTCTCAGGTGCGTTTCTTTGTGGGCGATGATACTTATACTCCCACCAACTCCTACGGTATTATCGGCGGTCTGGCAGAACAACAAGGAGCAATTGCTTGGGAGTTTGGTGAGCTAAACGGCATTCGGGCTTCTTGCTGTACTAGTGATTATATTGGTCGTGAGGAGTTTGTCTTACATGGAGACTATGACGGAAAAGTATACAGACAAGAGCAAGGGACCAGCTTTAACGGCAACGATATTACGTCAGTATATGCTACACCATATCTGGACTTTGGTGATACTGAAGTACGTAAGACAATGCGGAAGGTTAACACCTTCATTCGAGCAGAAGGTCCAGTAGAGCTATTCTTGTCTATGGCCTACGACTGGGGTGACTACAATACACAACGCCCCTCTAGTTATTCTCAAGAAAGCCTCGGCGGTCCTGTGGAATACGGCGGTCTTAATATTGACTATGGCGGTGCAAATATCCTGTACGGCGGTAACTCTAAGCCAATTATGACTACGGATATACAAGGTTCAGGTTTCTCGGCAAGAGCAACCTTTGTGACAGTGGGGCAGTCAGAACCTTTCTCCATCCAAGGCTTAGTATTTGAATTTTCTATTTCGGGAAGGCGATAATTAATGGCAGGTTATACACGGCAATCCGCACCTGATATTATCAACGGCGCAGAGATTACAGCACCACCACTCATCGCTGAATTTAACCAGATTGAGGCGGGTTTTAGTGGTGTATCTGGACACAGCCATGATGGCACGGCAGGTAATGCACCACCCATCAACCTACAGACATCTGTAAGTGGGTATCTACTGCCTATCAACGGCGGTACAGGCGGTAAGAACAACAACACCGCAACTGCTAATCCTACAATCACAGATGATGTAGATGCAGGGTATGCACCGGGAAATATATGGTTAAACACCACCACAGGTCGTTTCTTTGTATGTGCTTCTAATACATCCTCTGCAGCGGTCTGGAATGAGGTTGTCGGCGTAGATAGCACTACAAGCAAAATCTATCCAGAAACAACCAACACAGTAGACATTGGCTCAACAACCAATCGCTACAAAGACCTTTACCTATCAGGTTCTATCTCTGGTACAGCCAACGCCACTTTCGGCGGTACTCTAAACGTCACTGGCACAACCACACTCACAGACGTTAATGCTACAGGCAACGCCACAGTAGGCGGCACTCTAGGCGTTACTGGCCTGACCACTTTAGCCCAAGTCGATGCTAACTCTGGTACAATCGACAATACCGTTATCGGCGGCAATACAGCTTCGCCTATCACTGGTACGACGATCACTGCGAACAACG